TTGATAATACATCTTGCCAATGCTCTTTTCTCTGCTATCTCAACTAAAAAATGCTGTTTGCAATTGTTTATACTTGCACTTCCAAAAGTTTCAATGATTGGAATAAAATCATCCAAGTTACTATCAAATCTTAAACTTGTTGCTTTGAATACAACATTTTCTAATGTGCATACAATTGGCTCAAAAGTAACTTTTATATTATTTTGATTTTGGATCTTTTCAATTCCAGATTTAGTAATTATTATAAATCCTCTTTTATCTCTATATACATCATCTCTTTTGAGATTATGCATTTTATAGAATTTGCTTAATGTTATTTTATCCATAATAGTATTAATTCAGATATTAAGATTACACCACAAATTGAAATAAAACTGATAAATAAAGTATCTAATACTTTTTCTTCATCATTTTTGATAACACTATAAGCATAATCATTAAAATTATTTCTTTTTAAAAATCTTCTCAACTCATCATTATTCATAACTTGAGTTTTTCTTGATGTTCTGTTTATTATTTTATATTGCATTTTATTTGTCTTTAAATTTTTTATTTATTGAATATTTGATTTTATTTAAGATACAACATTAAAATCTTCATTTTCTCTTATAATTAATTTAGAGTAAAGTTTATGAATCATAATTGCAAAATCTTTATCTTCAATTGATTTATTTTTTTTTAAGTTCTTTTCAATCATCATTATAAGATAATTGAGTTCTTTTTTTGTTAATTCTAACATAATAATTATTTTTTAATTTTTAAAATGGTAAATCATCATCTTCAATATTCTGATCTGATTTGGAATCTTTATTTGGATTGAAAGTGTTTTCAAAAGCATAATGTGTTGCTCCTTTTTCAGATGGCTCTTTCCTTTCAGCTATTGTAATATTTACCCATCCATTTTTTGCAATCTTTTGTAAATCTTCCATTTTGAAATTAGCATTGAACAGCTCCCCATATTGAGTAGTTATTTTTTTAATGCTACTTGCTACATAATTTTTTTCTGGCGGCATAATTTTAATTTTTATTAATAAATATTGTCCTTTACCACGAAAACCCCACAATCTTCATTGTAGGGCTTTGAGGTTAGTTATTTTATAAATTATTTGAAATAAGCAAGTTCATTAATTTTGATTTTTGCCCCCACTTGTTTTTAAAATCTTGTCTTTGAATTATTTTTAAACCATTGTCCCCGGAAATTTGAATCTCTTGTAATCTTATTCCTTTAAAGGTAAGTCCTATAAATCCTCCCTCCCAAATACATATATCAAATAACATTGATTTAAATTCATCATCTGAATTATCTGATTTGTCAAATGTAAAATTTAGTATATCATTTAATAAATTTTCACATCTGATAGAGAAGAATTCTGAGCCTTTTTCAGATGTAAGTATTTGATTCTCAGTTGTTTGCATGTTTTCTGTAATTGTTGCCATTGTTTTTTTGTTTTTAATTATTAATATGATTCAAATATAACACTTTTCAACACTTGTGCAAAGAAATAACAAGAAAATTTAAATATTTTATATTACTGATTATCAATCACTTACAAGCATTTCAATAGATTTATTAATTTGTTAGTGTTTTTTTTTGGTCATTTTTTAGCGAATTTTGGGGGATTTTGGTCAAAAAGTGGTAAAAAACAGAAAAACCCAGAAGAATTACATATATGCTCACTTTATATATGTTGTTCAACTGGGCTTGTCCAAATTAAAAACAAGTTTTGTTAATGAAAACGTGCAAATATATTAAAAATAATGAACGAGCCGAGCAACTTGACCAGAATCTTTTTGATGTATAAAACCCTCTACTGCTTTTTGTACTCCAGTATAACCCTTTCTGCTATGCCATGAATCAGTTCCAGATGGGCTTCTCATATATTCAACTGTTACTCCAATAAAATCTTTAGCATCCAGCCATTTGTGTTTTACTTTGTGATGAACATGGTGCAAATACCAATATCTGTATTTTGATTTGCTCCATTCATCTGGCTTTTCTTGAGCCATTAATAATGGTAGAGAATCCATCTTTGCTCCATCTCCATGCTCTAATCCGATCAAGTTTTGTCCATAATGATAATATTTCCTATGTGCAACAGATATATCAAATGTAATATTTTTATCAGTTCTAAACCAGCATTGAAGAGCATGTGCCAAATGGAATCCACTTTGATAATCATGGTTGCTCATGGAATGTAAAACATCTACTGGAGCAATTAATCTTAATGTTTCTACACATTTAATATATAAATCTAATGCAATCTCAAAATGCTCCCACCATTTCCCATCAGTATCTTGGATTGTTCCTTTTGTTGTTGTTTGATATACGTTATCAATATGGAGAATATCATTACCAATGCAAAATAATATTTTATCTATCTCAAAACCCTTAGATTTTGTTATTAGTCCATTTATACCCTCTAAAACTCTCTCTGTTGCAATTTTACTATTATAATCTTCTCCAGTTTCTTTTTTAACTGCATATTTTCCAATATGTATATCCGCTGGATTTATAACAAGTAAATTATTTGCTTGTGGATTTCTTTCGATTGGAGCATAATAAGGAGCATGTTCTGATATTAAATCTTTTATCTTCCCCAGTAACTCTTCATCTCTTATTCTTTGTTTTTCTTTTGTTACAATAGAGAATCTTAATTCTCCATTCATGGATTGCCAATGTTTAACAGATACTACATCTTTTTTATTTATTCCTCTTTCTTTTAAGTGTTCATCTAATGCAGAATTATTATTAATATTATCTAAATCTACTACTGAAGAAGAATGGTTGACAATCTTGGCAATTTGTTTTCTTAAATAATTTGAGGTAACATTTAATCCATGATTTTTAATTAATATATCTGCAATGGCAGTATATCCATTTTCAAGATTCCACAATTGGATTATCTCATCTCTGTATATAGAATATTTATTAATCATATAAAAAAAACAAAGGGGATTTTACTCCCCTTTGCATTATATAAAAACCTATGACTCCTTTTCTAATAGTTTAAACAACACCACCAGAGCAATCAACCCTACAACACCATTTCCTCCAAGCATGTTAATCACTCCAACAATATTATCCATTACACTCATCCCCATTACTGGGCTTCCATATAATATCTCTGCAACCACTCCCAAAGAAAGCATTGCTATTATTAATTTAGTTAATTTACTAATAAAATCTACTACTACATTAAATATATTATCCATTATTTTTATTATTTTAATTATACAGCCAAATTACTGGAGTAGCTGCATCTCCACCTTTGCCAAAATCTACATGGCAAAATTTACTATGAATGCCAAACCGCCTAAACCCAGCCCAACCAAGAGAATCCAGAATCTTTGCTCTGCTGACCGAATCTTTACATTTAATATCAGCAGCAATTCCATTTATATGTTGTGAATTTGGGTTTTTTAAGGATTCAGGATGGCTTGGACATCTATATCCAGAATTTATAATTAGAGCTTTACCATAATGATTTCTGGCTCTTTGTAACATATCAATAAAATCATCTTTAATTAAGTTTGTGCCACATCCACATTTACAAGCAAACTCTTTTCTTTTAAAATTTTTCCATTTCATAAATACCAGATTTTATAAATTTTAACTCCATTTACTTCTCTTACAAATTCTCTTTTTACTTTTACCTCTTCCTCTTTTGACCATTTTGGATTGGAAGAGTTTAATTTTCTTTTTTTAGCCACAATTATTTTTATTACACCAATTAAAGCAAACAGTTTTATTAGTTAGTTTATATATTAAAGTACAAATTATATTTTTCATTTTTTTCTTTTTTATCAATTAGTAATTATATTAATTTCTTTTAACCTTTTCATACGATCGACCACCAAAATATGCACCAATGACTGTTAATAACGTTATTTGTAATAAATTAATCCAACTCTCCTCAACATTAAAATCTATCACTCCAGCATCAATAAAAATTAATACAACAGTTGAAACAACTAAAAATATTAAAGTTAATGGTCTAATGTTTTTACTTAACCAAGAATCAGAGTTCATATCTTGAGTCCATCTTGCAGTTACTTCTTGCTGCATTTTGGATTCATAGTCCATTATCACAGCTTCCAATTTGTTTTTTGCTTCAATTCTTTCTTGATCGGATGTTGTTAAATTATCCACAACTTCTCCTACATTTTTTACTAATTCTGATGCTCCAGAACTAAAGATTTTGCTTAATATATTCATCTTATTAATTTTGTTTTTTTATAAATTCTAATATAATATCTATCTTCTTTTTTACTTCTTCCATATTGTCTGCTGCTCTTTCATGATGTCTTGAAAATTGATTTTTGACTTCATATAATGAAAAAACTAAAAAACGATAAATGGCATACAATGCACCAATAAGCAGTATTAAT